TAATGCTTCTAGCCCCGCAATTCAACTCAATGACGGTGGAGATTATAAGTCTATTTTTAGACTCGCAGGTAATGATTTAGAAATTAGAGGTTCAAGCGGATCAATGGAGTTTTACACTGGATCGGCAGATGGGGATTCATCGTCAGAACGCATGCGCATAGACTCCTCTGGCAACCTGTTGGTGGGTAAGACCGCTTTAGATAATTCTACTGTCGGCATAAGAATGAACGCCACAGGTGATGCGTCTTTTGTTGCTGATGGCAGTAGACCGTTAGTTCTCAACAGAAAAACAAGCGATGGTGATATTGCCTTGTTTCTGAAGGACGGCACAACCGTAGGTAGTATTAGTGCTACTGGTGGCAATATAAATATAAACTCGGCTGCTAATGGAATCCTATCTACAGTAGGGACGCGAAGATTGAACTGGGATGCTGGCCAACTTTATCCGCAGGTAGATAACACTTATAACTTGGGGCATGGCTCATACCGCTACGATGACATATTTGCCACCAACGGCACGATTCAGACATCTGACCGTAATGAAAAGCAGGACATTGAAGCACTGTCTGATGCAGAGCAGCGTGTTGCTGTAGCAGCTAAAGGCTTACTGCGTAAGTTCAGATGGATTAGCAGCGTAGAAGAAAACGCTGATGATGCTCGTATTCACTTTGGAATCATTGCACAAGACCTACAAGACGCATTCACCGCTGAAGGCTTAGACGCTGGACGCTACGCAATGTTCATATCAAGCACATGGACTGATGAAGATGGTAACGAGCAGACACGCTTAGGTGTGCGCTACTCTGAACTACTAGCCTTCATCATCTCAGCAATCTAGGAGAACAACTAATGGCTACAAACACATGGACNATNNCANNGTGCGACAGAGAACTTAGTTGACGGTGGTATCACCACAGCNCANTGGCGCGTTAACGCNTCACAAACTGTAGGCACTGGCGATGACGCTGTGACCTANACNGCANCCTNGCTATGGCACCTGTGGTTTTACCCCAGATCCTTCAGCAAGCGACTGGACAGCCTACGACAGCGTTACAGAGGCAGAAGTACTTGGCTGGTGTTGGGCTAATGGTGTAGACCAAGAGGCTATTGAAGCATCTCTACAGGCCAATATAGACCTCCAGATCACGCCCACTAATGGCACTGGAGTACCTTGGTAGTGAATTACATACTAGATTTCTTCAACATCGCCACTGCATTGATCGCTTTAGCATCTGCTATTGCAGCCGTCACTGAGACTAAGACAGATGACAACTGGGTGGGCAAAGGGCAAAAACTGCTAGACCTAGTTGCACTTAATATCGGTAAGGCCAAAGACTCATGACACCTAGTGAAAAGGCGTTAGCCAAAATCGAGCAGCACGAGGAAACTTGTGGTATCCGGTACGAATCTATAGACAGTAGATTAAACGCCGGAGAGAAGCGTTTTGACCGCTTAGAATCAATGATTTGGGGGGTGTATGTGGTTGTCATGATAGCTGTCGCCCTCCCTCAATTCTTGAACGGCTAATGATTCTTGAGGCCGTGGCTGCGGTGACTACGGCTTGCAAGGCATTGGAAATGGCGGCGGGTGCTGCATCAAATATCGAATCCTTGGGCGGGTACATTGGCAAGCTAGGAGCGTCAGAGTTCGACCTTCAGCGTGCTAAGAATTCCAAGAACTTAACAGAGGCTGAGGCGATGAAGATTGTCATGGCTGAGGAGCAGTTACGCCAGAGCAGAGAGTCTATTCGGCAGGTGTTCGAGGCAACTCACCGCATGGACCTCTGGAACGAGATGCTGGCTAAGACGGCTGAAGCTAGGAAGAATCGGCAAGCATTCTTAAAGGCAGAGGAAGCTAGGAAGAAGAAGTTCAGGAAAGAACTCACGCAGTACGCGCTAATCTTCTTGGTTGTGGCAGCTTTAGTGCCAGCCGCGATTGGCGCTCTATTGGCTTGGCTGACGAACAGGTGATTATGGCTTTCGTTTTGGTTGTAGTCCTAGAAGGGACCACAATGCCAGAGGAGTTTCTATTTAGGAACGCAAACCGTTGCAGGCAGTTTGAGGCAATACTTGAGAAGCGACAGAAAGGACTGACCGCGTATTGTTTACCCCGCTGGGTAAGTGCAAAATCAAAATTTAACGACTGAGGCAGCTATGTATCAATATCACTACCAAAGACCCACCCCCCACTTATTATTCGACATTGCGCAAGGCAAGATGTACGACTCAGAGCCGGTGAATATATTTGGTTTCAATAGAGCGGTTGGGTCTGCGTTTGAAACTGTGTGGAATGATGGCGACACTTACGCTTTCCCGTCCGCTGCCTTGTCGATGACAATTGTGAGCAGTAGCGCAAGCGACACAATGGACGTTCTAGTAGTCGGCTTAGATGCCAACTACAACGAGGTTCAGCAGACTGTCACGCTTACTGGGACTGATGCCGTTACAATCCCTACAGCGCTCTACCGCATCAACTCAGCAATTATCTTGGCTGGGTCCAATGTTGGAAATATAACCATAGCAAGTGGGGGTGTGACTTACGCATTCATCGAGGCAGAGTTAGGCACCACTCAGGCTTGTATTTACACTGTCCCCGCAGGATATGACTTGTACCTTTTTAGAATCACTGCCAACTCAGCAACTGCTACAGGTTCACAGTATCTGTTCATTAGAAACGCAATCAGAAGCTCAACTGGCAGATGGTTGAAAGTAGCAGAGGCGACATTTTCGCAAAGTCAGGTAAACTATGACCGGCAGGTGCCGTTCAAAATAACTGAGAAAAATGACTTTCAATTTGAAGCGAAGTCTAGCGCCAGCACAAACGAGGTATCCATTTTTGTGGAAGCGGTACTTGTCAAACGCAGTTAATTAAGGAAATCAAATGATTACAATAGATGACGTTGAATACTCAGAAGAAGAAATGACCTATGAAGCCAAGATTAGGGCGCAGCGCATTTCTCAATTGAGAGAGGAGCACATCAACCTAGTGCTCAGACAGCAAGAGGTAGAGCAGTCAATTACCTTTCACGCTGGGTGCATCAAGAAAGAAATGGAGCCAGACGAGCTAGAGCCAGAAGAACACTAGGGTGATCGGCTGGGGTTATGCTCCAGCCAAATCCGATTGCTTCACAAAGACGCCATCAATCATTCGGCCCCTGCGGTCTTTTATGTCTAGCCACGCTCTTGTGAGGCAGTATTCAATAGACAGGTCATTCCTAGCGGCTATGTTTATCAGCACCACAATAATGTCACCTATATCGTCTGACATATCTCGACCCTTGCAGATGTTATCTGATAACTCACCCACCTCTTGAATTAACTTTGCCAGTTGGTCTTTGTCTGTTGACCCTTCTATGAGGTTCCGGGCATGGTGCCAGTTCTCAATCGCCTCTATTAGCCTTACTAGGTTCTCGCGTTGTTTCATGTGGAACACTAAGTCAAGGTCGCAGGGTGAGGCCAAGACGTCCTGCCCAGCAGCTTGTGGATCTCATGGCGCTCAATGCCTAGATTATTAGCGATCTCAGTTACCCCTGCGCCTTTTCTTTGCATCTGGTAGATCTCATGCTTTCTGGCAATAGGGAAGTTAGGGTGCTGAACTGCCAGCAGCCTTTCGTGTATGTAAGACTGCCGCAGGTTTGTCTGCGCTTTGATTGCTGCTAGAAAATTATCCATTTGGTTGGTTCCCCCTATCAACGCAGTCATAACACCAGATCATCTGTTTTTCACTTACTGGGAAGCTGCTGGTTTCTCTTGACCCCGCAGAGCCTCGCTTGTGGCAGCGTGGGCATTGAATGATTACCTTGCCCGCTACAGTACAATACTCAAGTTGTATAGGATTTTTGCCCGTCCGTAAAATCCACTCTTCTACTGTTTCTTTCACGCTTGCGCCCTTATGACCTTCAGCCCAATTGTTGAATATGCGCCTTGTATGTGATGATCTGCTAAACCTGAATTGATAACGTCATCTACTATGCGCTCATGCCACGCCTGTACGCCGTCAGGACGTTTTACCTCCACGCCGTTGTATTGTATCCCCATCAGATGCTCAAACAGCCTACAGGCGATTTCTTCGTTTTGGGCCGTGTCACGGACAACGCTACCAACTTCAGTCTTAGTATTGTTTAAGGCGTTGAGCTTGGTTCTGATTTGCTTGGGTGAGGGGAAGCTGTCGAGTTCCTCAGTCAGTTGGCCTAGCGCCTCTCTCATTGTCTGCGCGTGTTCTTTGCCAAATGCCTCATAGTGGACTTTGCCAAGCTCTGGCCAATCTCGTTGTTTGAAAGGGTGCAGGGCGAACCATGCGCCATAGAGTTGTGTGAATTCTTCTTTTTCCATTATGCGTTTTTTCCTATTAGTGTTCTTGCTTCAGCTTTCGCACCGCCCTCGCTCTGCTGTCGAGCCTCGATGAATCTGCCGGTTATTGTTCTCACGCCCCAAACATTAGGTTTATGAGCGAACCTGAGATAACCAAAACTGTACTTGCCCAGCCAGCCTCTAGCAATAAAGTTGTCCAAAATACTTACCTCTTTGTCACCGTCTGGCTTTTGTGGATCGACATTATCCGC